TCGGCTGTGGTTACAACTTCAGCCTGCTTGCCGAGCTGGCCAACGAAGTAGGCGTCCTTTAAAAATGCGTTCCTAGATCTACGCGGGCAATTTCTAGGCTTCGCATAATATCCGTGATGTTACGTTTAATCGTGTCGGGACAATGCTGGTAAGCTCCCGGCGCGATTTAATGTAACGTCCATTATGCGATGCCAGTCCTAGACCTCCCCGAATATCTGTTACGTAACGCGCGGCTCTATGCTCCTGGTCGCGATGATCAGGGCGCTGTCGAGCATGTGCTTGAGGACTATGGCCGGCTTGTCGGAGAGCTTCGCCAGGTGCGCCGCCGGTTATCGCAGCTTGATGAGGAGGGCGCCCAGCTTGACGCCCGCATTGATGCCTTACAGCTCGCCTGCCGCAGCATTCTTGATCTCTAAAACCCTGTACCAGGCTGTTCCAACCGGGTGCTCTTGCGGCATTTCGAGCAGCGCTTCATGTGCTTCGCTCTCAGACCTGTAGCTACCTTTCACTGTCGTCCATCGCCCCTTGCTGCTTTTGCGTTTTTGGATCCTCCAGCACGTTTCTTGCTCATCTTGGTCAGCTTGTTTTTCGTTACGTTGCTTTAATTGCGTTTCAAGCTGAGCGACCTTTAGCGCTAGATTTTTGTTTTCTGACCTGGCCTTTTCCCCTAGCGTGAATTCGGCTCTTAACTTTGCTTTCAGGCATTCAATCTCTTCCAGGGCTTTCGCCAGCTCGGCGCGCAGATCCTCGGCAACTTCCTTGTGCATATTTTCGTTACGTTGCGCTTTTTGCGCTTCACGATACCGGCGCTGACGCTCGGCATTGCTGAGCGCCTGCCCAGTTGCTGGACGGCCGCGACTGCGTTTCTGCTCCAGCTGCAGCTGTTGGGTTCCTGGGTCTCGAGGGTCGATCACGGTCATTGCTCCAGTGCGTTGCGCCATGGAGTAATTATAGTTACGTAACGATAAATAGACCACCGTTACGTAACGATAAATCAACCGTTCGTCGGAATATCCGTAACGCCTTGCGCGTAACGATAAATCGACTCGATTTCCGTCAGGGTCTCGACCGCAAGGCCGACCCCCTCACTGTCCAACCCGCTTTTCGCTCTAGTTGGCGTGCTCGTTCAAGCGCGTGAGGAACACCCGCACATTTGCGATGGGCGCGTAGCGGCCAGTGGCGAAGCCATGCCTTTGTCTGCGCCTGGATCGGCGCCGGGAGGGTGGGGGTGCTGTAACACCCCCAATTTGGTATGGAATCCCATACTAGCTGGCTTGCTTGCAGTCGATCATTAGCCCGTTTCTCGGGCCTGTCCTGGTCGTGAATATTTCGCCGGCTGCTTCGCCTGCTTTCTCGCAGTCTGACTTACTTGAAAATCCTTTTATTTCAATGACTTGCGTCATCCGTTCCGCCTCTGTTTCTACGTTCATCACATATAGCTTGAGGATTAGCGTCCAGGCCATTCCGCTAGGCATGCTTCAGCAGCTCCCTGTTTTGGTGCTGCATGATCAGCGCTCGTATCACTTCCTTGCATGTCTGACGCTCTTGGCCTTCCAGCTTCCTCATCTGCTCGAAAAGTATCTTTAGGTCGCCGTCCTCTCCTAGCTCTTCCTCGTCGAACAGCAGCTCGTCCGCTGTGCACCCCAGCGCGATTATCAGCGCCTTGACTTTGGATATGCCGGTGTCCCCGTCCCCGGCCTCGATCCTCTGAACCATTTTCAGGTTTAGGTTCGCCAGCACCGCTAGCTGTCCTTGCGACAGTCCAGCTTGCTCGCGTATGCGCTTCAGGTTTTCACCGAGGGTCATTGAGGTCTGTTCCTTGGGACTTTCATGTACCAATTTCACCACGGTTTTACTCCTTTCTCGTCGCATCAGATCGCCACTATCTGACAAATACGTCTTGACTAGGACAAATTCGTCTCTACTATGCGTCGTATCTGTCTTATGGATCGGACGCCGATGTCTCCTTCGACCGCCCCTCGCTCTGCGATGTTCATCGACTACCTATCGGTAGAGCAGGTGTACCCGCACGACTTGCCCAAGGTGGCCGATGTGACAATCGAGCGTTATTGCACCCGCACCGGTGAAAGCCTCAGCCGCACCCAGCCAGGCTGGACGCACGAAGGCTCTCACTCGACCTCGATCAAGATCCGTGTCGACGGCCGCAAGCTCACCATCCAGGGCAACCCGAGCGCCGTTGACCGGCTCGACAACCTCTTCGGTTATCAGACCATCGATCAGTGTGTCGCCGTCTACAACCGCATTCTTGCCGAGTACGGCATTCCGCCTCTCGTGAAGTGCACCCGGCTGGATTTCATGCAAGCCCCTGTTTCCAGGGTCGTCAACCGCTCGGCTCCAACCCGCGAACTGACGCTCGATGAAAAGCTCGATCTTGCCTTCGACTCTGAGCCAGGCGAGCTGGATAAGACCGGCTGGACCCGCACTGTAGAGACCACCCATAAGCATGTTCAGGTGGGTGACGGCATGCGTATCACCCGTATCGACCTGACCACGAACAGGACAACGGGGGAGGGTAACGCCCTCCAGTACATCAAGGCGCTGAGCACCCAGCGCGCCGGTTACAAGCTAGCAAATCTCTATGCCGATGGCTGCACCGTGGACTGGCAAGCCCGCGATCAGTACCGCAAGGCATACGACAAGGCGACGGCGATCGCCAAGTTCCTGCTACCCAAGGCCCGCCGCAACTTCGGCGATGAATCCACTGAAGCCCAGTACCTGCGCGACTTGATCGCCTACTGCAAGGCTCACGGTGTGGTTCGTATGGAGCAGGAATTGAAGCGTGAATACCTGCTGCGCGAAGGCCTCGCCTGGTGGGGTTTGTTTGATGAGGAGCGCCTGAAGAAGGTGCACGGGGAGTTCCTGGCGATAGACGAACGATTGACGGTGACGGCGATGGATTTTGAGACGATTAGTGAGCATCTGGTAACCCAAGGCGTTGTTGATAACACCAAGGCCGCAAACACTACAGCCCAGTACGCCCTGGCGTGGATGGGTGGCAAATCCTTCGACCTGGGTAAGTCTCAGGTCAAGATCATGCGCGCCCGTCTGCGTCAGATCGGCATCGACATTGCCAACCCTTGCGACACCAGCCGCTTTACGCCTGTCGTCCACGTTGCCAGCCGCGACGTTATCCCGGTCGATGTGCTGCCAATGCCGTCCTTCTACCGCCGTCCTGCCGGCCATCTTCAACTGGTGGCCGCATGACCTGGACTGCTGAATCTGTCTGCGCTTGCTGCAACCAGTTCGGCGTTCTCCTTTTGACCGCCTCGCCATTCGACGGTGAAGAGGTCTTTCTTTGCCGTGAATGCATCGAGCGCTTTAGCGACGAACATTCTGATTCTCAACCTGGCCAGACCCAGCAGGAGGCCTCTTGAAAACCGTCAGCCTCCAGGGCACCCAGCTTTCAGCCTCTGAGCGTCGCCGCCTGGACCTCCAGCGCCGTTACAAGGCCACCCCTAACCCGAGCCTCATGCAGATGGTCGACGACGGCTTTGCCGCCGCTGACAAGCTGCGGGATGAGGGCAAGCAAGGCGAGAACCCGAACAAGTTCCGCTTTGAATCCGAAAGCCGTGGCGCGCCCTTCCTGGGCGACGTTTTTGGCTACTGACCCCTGTAGGAGCACGATGAAATGCTGACCATTGAAATCGAATCGACCGAGCTGAATATCAAGTCTGGCAACTCCGCTCGCACCGGCAAGCCGTACCAGATTCGCGAGCAAACCGGCTATGTCCACATCCCGCCGAACAAGTACCCCCAGCCGATCAAGATCACCCTGGAAGACGACGCTCAGCCGTATCAGCCAGGCAAGTACCAGCTCGGCGACAACAGCTTCTTTGTCGGTCGTTACGACGATCTGCAAATGCGCCCGCGCCTGGTGCCCGTGGCCGCTTCCGTCGCTCGCCAGGCTAGCTAAGGGGAGGGCGCCGCCATGCTTCGCTACCTCTCGATGTTCACCGTAGGCCTTGCAACGGGCTATGTGTGGGCCTTCGCTGACTTCGCCCTGGCGGCTGCCCTCTGATGGCCATTTGCGTAGTCCTCGACGGCACCGCCTTGCGCGTCGTTGGCGAGTACACGGCCGACTGTGCGGGCTACGCCCTCATGAGCGCCCAGGAATACGCCAGCGTTCCCACACTGGCCACCCTGTTTGCGCTCCCTGATCCCGATAGCGTCCAGGCCGCTTTCATGGCTGGCCTGAGCCTTCCCGTAATCCTCTGGCTTACCAGCTGGGGACTCGGTGCGGTTGTTAACTTCATCAACAGCCGTGCCGCTACACAAACCCTTGATGAAGACTGAAATAGGAGATTCACGATGGATGCTTCCGTTCTGACCGGCGCCGTTGATGCGACCACTATCGTCGCTGCTATCACCGCTATCGCCGCTATCAAGATTCTGCCTGGCGTTGCCAAGTGGGGTTACAACAAAGTGATTGGCTGGTTCCGTTAACAGCCTCTCGCTGCCTCCCCGGGGGCCCCTTCGGGGGCCCTCTTTCATTTGAGGGATAGACAAATGCTTTGGGAATTCATGATCTTCTTCTGGGGTGCACTATGCGCGTGTTCAATTATCGTTGGCTTTACATTTGCTTAGTTCTGTTTGCTTCTCCTGTTTATGCCGTTGATTATTACTGGTACATGTCTGCATTGGGCTCTCAGAAATTTTCTAGCCCTCATGATGCTGCCAATGCCTTTATGGCATATTCTCAGTCTAACAGTACTACGTATACAAACTACCGGCTTGGGTCTACTCGCTGGCAGAGCGATATACGCTGGCAATTTTGTCAGCTTAGGGATTCTGTCAATGGTGGTTCAACTAATAACAACTGTTGGTATGATGTTTACCGTGCTGGCGACTCGTGCCCACCTGATCACACTTTCAATAATTCAGACCCTTCACGCCCTACTTGTATACCCCCCATTGATCCGGAGCCTGATCTTTGTGCTGACAAGGGCGGTTCATCGTTTCCGTTCACAAAGTCTAATTCTTCTGCCGATAACTACGTGACCGTTGTTAATGGTTATGGCATTCCTAACACCGAAGCATGCTACGGGGGTTGCGCTGCTTCTACCACTGATCAAAAGTGCACAATTAAAACCTCTGGTGCTTATCGCTGTTCTGGTACTGCTTATTATACTGGGTCTAAGTGCACAACTGCCCCTAACGTCGATTTCACGGATCAACAAGAACGACCGCAGCCTGAGACTACTTCCGAGGAAACACCATGTCAGTACGTCGAGGGTCCTGACGGTGTTTTGCGCTGTGACTCTGAGTTTACTACTCAAAAAGAAGGCCAATATTGCGGCGAGGTAAACGGCGTTAAGACCTGCGTCGATTCCAAGCCTACTAAGAACGGCGTCAACATAAAGACCGAGGTCAAGACCGAAACCAAGCCAGACGGCAGTTCTACTACCACGAAAACAGATACCGCCACACATACTAAGTGCACTGGCGCTAACCAATGCACTAGCACCACCACCACTACGAAAACCGTCATTGAAAAAGACGCCAATGGCAAAACTAACAGTATCAAAGGCTCTTGCACTGGCCCTGCATGCCCTGACAAGAACACCAATCCAGACGGCGACGGCGATGGCTTCGGCGATTGCATAACGGGCGACTGTGCGGCTGAGGAGGGCGGTTCTGGCGAGGGTTGGTATGAGTCAAAAGATGACACATATGCATCCGTTCTCGGCGATTTCCGCTACAGGGTTGCGGCGTTGCCAGTTGTCACCGGCATTACCAGTTTCCTAACTTTCAACCCAAGCGGCTCGTGCCCAGGCGAAACAATCAATGCTTGGGTTTTCACTATTCAACTTGACCAGTGGTGCGGCAATCAAATTCCTTGGAATTTCATAGCAGCCATAATTCTCGGCGTTGCCGCGATTATGTCTTTTCGTATCGCATTCTTGTGAGGTGATATATGTGGCCTAAATGGTTAACACTGGATTTCTATCGTGCTCGATGGGATGACTTCATGGCGTATCTTGACGATATGCCTGTTCAGGCCTTGAAAGGCTTTCTTGATGCTGTCGCTGACATTCTTCAAGAATTGCCGGTGCCTGAGTTTCTTCAAACTGCAAAGCTCTCTGATGTTCTCGCACCGGTCATGCCGACTATTGGTTACTTCCTTGCTCAAGCCGGTGTTAATCATGCTATTGCGTTGCTCATCACTGCTGTTATCTTTCGCATAACTCGCAAAGTTCTTACTTTGGGTATCTGGTGATTTATGGCTATTGAATACCATGAAGGTTTGCCAGGTGCTGGCAAGTCATATGAGGCTGTCGTCTTCCATATCATTCCTGCATTGAAAGAGCGTCGCTCGGTTGTTACAAACATCCGTGGAATGAACTACGAAAAGGTTGCTGAGCTAACCGGCGAGCCTCTCGCAATGATTCAGTTGCTGCTAATTAATGTTGACCCAGCCGAACAGGACAGTGCCGACGGCGAAGTACAGCGCTGCATCAATGAAATGTGCGATAAGACGCCTGATAACGCGCTTATCGTATGGGACGAAATTCAAGACTACTTCCCGAGCGGCAATTACAAGTTGCCACTCAATCAACAAAAGTTTTGGACTGAACACCGTCATCGTGGCCTAGATATCATCATCATGGGGCAGGATCGCAGTGACGTTCACAAGATCATCCGTAACCGTATACGCACCGTTATCTATTTCCTTAAACAAGAGGCCATTGGCCGCCCTGACTATTACAAATGGGAGATTTACCAGAAACAGCGCTTCGGCAAGTTTGAAAAGACTGGCAGCGGTACTCGCCAGTACGACAAAACTTACTTCGGCACGTATATGTCTCACCGGCGTGAGGGCATGCGGGCCAAGGTCTACACGACCAAGCGCACCAATATGCTCAAGAATTCCTCCGGCCTGATGTTTGGTGTGCCGCTGGCTTTCGGCGCCGCTATCTTCGCCGTGGTGCACCTCTGGAATTTCTTTCATCCTGAGCCAAAGTCTGCGCCAACGACCGTCAAGGTCGAGCGCGCCCCTGTGCCGGCCCCTGAGCCTCTTCCTGAGCCCGTTGTCGCTTCCAACCTGGCTAACCCGTTGCCGCCAGGCTTTCACGTCTCACAGCCCTCGCAGGAGCCTGAACAGCAGGCCGAACCCGAGGTCGTCGCCATCGATTACTTCGACCGCCTTGCCCAGCAGTATCAGGTGCGTGCTCCGGCGATCATCACCAGCAAGAAACAGGGCAGGGAGATCATGGGTCGTATCGAGCTGCTCGATGGCACCTACCACGTCAAGGAACTCTTCGACGTGCACGAGATACAGGCTCTAGGCTGGACAGTGACCGTTACCGGCTATGGTCTTTTGCTCGAAAAGCAAGGTGTTGCTCATGTCGCGCGCGCCTGGCCAATCGACGTTTATGGCCGTGTTGACCGCCACACGACAAACGCTCTGGGCGCGGCTGGAGGCGAAGCCCCAGCAGGCGCCCAGGCGAATTCGCAGCCCGGCCAGGTTCGGGTTACTGTCATCCCTGACAGCAGCCGCCAGCCACGAACCAATCTCTGAGGCCATTCCCATGCGTGATTTCTGCTTTGTAGCGCTCGTTGCGGCCCTGATCATTTTCGGCTGTGGTTACAACTTCAGCCTGCTTGCCGAGCTGGCCAACGAAGTAGGCGTCCTTTAAAAATGCGTTCCTAGATCTACGCGGGCAATTTCTAGGCTTCGCATAATGTATATTAT